GTACTTCCGTCATACTCAGGCTCGTATAGTAACGTAACAAGCAATAGATATCCAAGTGCTGATTTAGCATCTACAGGTTTCGGCTTGATGCCATTCGGATGGGAAGCAACCCCATATGGTAATTACGGCGGTAACGCTAGTGACCAATGCGGTGTATATATATTTAATGGCGAGTATACACCTGGAGATACATTCGTGTACAATACTAAAACTTATATGATTTGGCCAATGTACCAAGGTAATGGCCAACGGGTTGGTTTTGCGGTGCCGATGGAGTAATTAAGTGGCATTAATAAACACAGCAACACTATTGTTGGTAACTACATCAAATACGTTTAGTACAGTCAATCCTATTCCAGGACAGATGAATATTATTCAAAGTGTTGTTGCTTCAAATGTAGTTGGTGATGCAAACATATCTACAATTGCTGGCCAGATGAATATTATTCAAAGTGTTGTTGCTTCAAATGTAGTTTCTGATGCAAATATATTATTGGTAACTAATGGTTCGATGCAAAACGCTGCAAGTAAATCATATACAACTATGACAAATACAATCAACGGAAGAATTGATGCAAATATCGTTAAACCTTTTGGAGAAATTGCCCAAAGAGAATATTGGATGTAATTTGAGTGGAAACCCGAAGCATAAATATCCCTATAGGGGGATATAATGGCGAAAACAATCACAACAAGAACGGCATTCAAAGATTATTGCCTGCGTAGACTAGGGTTTCCAGTAATCGAAATCAACGTTGATGACGACCAGGTAGAAGACCGTATTGATGATGCACTTCAATATTGGCAAGATTACCATTTTGATGGTCTGCAAAAAGTCTATTACATTAAAAAAATAGACCAGACAGACATTAACAACAAGTATTTGAACATAGCTCAAGCCACAGATTCCTCAAACAACGTTCTACAAATTGCTGGTATAACCAGAATATTTCCTATTTCAGATTCACATTCTCAAGTCAATATGTTTGATTTGAGATACCAGTTGCGTTTAAATGAACTGTATGACTTTACCTCCGCTTCATACATTAACTATACGTTGACATTACAACACTTGCGTATGTTGGAACAACTGTTCACTGGTGAAGTTCCTATTAGATTCCAAAGACACATGCAAAGATTGTATATTGATTGGGGTTGGGGTCGCAACGAAGCACCAATCGGTACAACAGTAATTGCAGAATGTTATGCGGTAATTGATCCTGATGTGTATACACAAGCTTGGAATGACCGTTGGTTAAAAGAATATGCAACAGCACTTATCAAACGTTCTTGGGGAAATAACCTTAAAAAGTTTGAAGGCATTCAATTGCCAGGTGGTGTCAAGTTAAATGGTGACAAAATCTATGGTGAGGCCAAAGAAGAAATAGATGCGTTACATGCAGAAATTGGTGACAAGTATGGTGCACCACTAGAAATGTTCATGAACTAATATGGCAACCTCGGTTTATTTCAATAACTATAACTCTCTTGCTGAGCAGAGGGTAGTTGAAGACTTGATTGTTGAATCAATCAAGATTATGGGTTTTGACGCCTACTATTTACCTATTGAAAATGAAACCGATAGAGACATATTGTATGGTGAAGATCCAATTAAAAGATTCAGTGCAGCCTTTCCAATTGAATTCTACCTATCAAGTTCTATGGAATATGGTGGCGAAAAAGAATTCTTTTCTAAATTTGGTCTTGAAATTAAGAACACTGTTAACATCATTCTTTCTAAACGTTCTTTCTCTCAACGTGTACCACAAGATATATTCACAAGACCAAGAGAAGGTGATTTGATTTATGTACCGTTCTTAAATGGTACTGGTGAGTTGTTTGAAATTAAATTTACAAACCAAACAAAAGACTTTTTCATGTTGGGACGTAAGATACCATTCTTCTATGAATTGGAACTAGAGAAATTCAAGTACTCACAAGAAGTTATCGACACTGGTGTGGAAGACATTGATGATGTAATGATTCAATCAAGTTACACACTAGACTTGACTACTGGTACTGGAACTGGAACATATGAAGCTAGAGAAGTTGTATTTCAATCTACAGATAATACACAAGCAAATGCATGGGTTGTGGCTTTAGTACAAGAATGGATCAAACCAGATGACTCACTAAAGGTCACAAATATTGCAGGTGAATTCCGTGACAACGTTGCAATCATTGGTGCAACAAGTAATGCAAGATACTTTTTGGCATCTTATGATCCATTAAAAGATAGTACAAAAAATGAAAGTTACGACAATTCTTATTTGTTTGATACTGCAAATAACATTATTGACTTCACTGAAACCAATCCGTTTGGAAGAATTTAATGTCAACATATAATCGTGTCATAAGAAAATTGGTTGTAGGATTTGGTAATCTATTTGATAGCATTACCTTGTATAGATTTAAACCAGACCTTACAGAATCAGAAAGATTTATTGTTCCTATTGCATATGCAAGTAAAGAACGTTATGTCATGCGCCTTGAAGAAGATTTGAATTTAGATAAAAAAGTTCAATTGACTTTACCTCGTATGTCATTTGAAATGGCTGGTTTATCATACGACTCAAGTAGAAAACAAAACACAAACATTAAAAATTTTTCAGGAACTCCACCATCAGGAGTACTTTCACAATACAATCCAGTACCATACAATTTCGATTTTAATCTTTACATCTATGTACGTAACATAGAAGATGGTACACAAATCATTGAACACATTTTACCATTCTTTACACCAGATTATACGATTAAATTAAACCTTATTCCTGAGATGGGAATTATTAAAGAAGTTCCTGTCATTTTAAATTCCACACAACATGAAATTACTTATGAAGGTGGTAGAGAAAATGAAACTCGAATGATTGTTTGGACATTGAACTTCACAGTCAAAGGTTTTATATTTGGTAAGGTTACAGAGACTAGTGTTATCAATCGTGCCTTTGTTTCTGTTTACAACTTAGTGTCACAAGAAGAAGTAATTGAATTTTACATGAACTTAGATTCTGGTTATGGAACATATAAAGTGGGTGAAAAAGTATATCAAGGTTATACTCCAGATGATGCATCAGCAACAGGCATGGTTGTTCAATTTACAGATAATGTATTGAGACTAAAAGAACTAACAGGAAACTTCGTGTCTGACAAACCTATATACGGGATTAACACATTGGCAAATTATAACTTTACATCATACAACTTGAACCCATTGAAATTCGTTGAAGTCGATTCGATTGGTAGAGTTAGTACAGATATTGANTACATGTCNGTTGANAAAGAAGANGCTAAGGCNGATAANACATTGGCTGAAGTTACTACAATCAATAAAGCTGCAAATCAGTAAACAAAACGAGAGAAATAAATGGCTAAACAAATTATTAATATTGGTATTAGAGCAAATGATGGCAAAGGCGATTCATTAAGAACGGCTTTTACCAAAACAAATAACAACTTTACTGAGTTGTATACTACAGTTTCTTTTAACTCAAATACATCAAATACATATTATGAAACCAACCAAGAGTTGGCACAGAATGCTTTCAACAAAGCAAACACTGCTTCATTGGGTGATATTTTATTTGACAATACCACCATGTATAGTAATACAAAGGTTGAAATTGCTACTGACCCACATGAACAAAGAGCTTGGGGTATGTTGTTTGGTCAAATAGATACACAAGCCAACAATGCGTATGGCCATAGTGTTGCATATGATTCTGCAAATAACATTGTAGTATCAATGACAACACAGAATGAAGTTACTGGTTTACCACAGGCAACAGTTATTAAATTTGATCCATATGGTTCAATATATTGGAGAAAATCTGTTCCTGCGGCCAACGTGGGTGGAACATTAGTAGCAAGTTATGGTGATTCAGTAACAGTTGATGGAAATAACAACATATACTTATTGACAAACATTCCAGATGACAGTTCAACCCGTGTTACAAAATTCAATTATCTCGGACAAAATGTTTGGAACACTTTAATTACCGATTCAATTGGTTCTAAAGATATCTGTGTTGACGATGAAGATTTTCCATATTATACTGGTGAACACAATTTAATTACGGGTCTTGATATTACAGGTGAATTGTATTTCACGTTTTATAATGCAGGTAATGCGGCAAACGCATCCGTTATTATTGCTTTACCAAATCGTGGTGGTTTATTAGTTGGATCAGCAAACGGCCAAGTGCATAAGTTTGATACAGAAGGTGTTTACATTAGAACAAGTAATGTCAACAAATATGGAAACACAATCATTGGACTAAGTTACGATTCTTCAAACAACTGGTATGCTGCAACGAATACAAACATCTATATGTTTAGAGCAAACAACGAATTGGTTTGGGAAAAAGAAATAACTGGTGTAACATCACCAAAAATTAATTGGATTAAGTATAGTAATAATTATCTATATGTAAACGGAACAACCACAGACCCTAACAGTAAAACTGGATTCATTAATTACAAGGTGCTTGCGGCCAATGGTTACCTTGCTTGGGCAAATTCACTTCAAGTTCCAGGCGCAGGTCAAAATATTAGACTTGGCCATAGACAGATGGACGTAAAAGGTGATTTTCTTGTTGGTACCGGATATGCATATCCAAACGGCAGTTCAAAAGCAATTGCAATTACCTATGAATTACCGATAGACGGAACTTTACCTGGTCTGTATGCATATTCAAGTTCAACCAAATGGGGCGACTTTACATATGTGACTGTACCATCTGCAGCAACCACAACAAGCACAACAGTTGGTAGTGGAAACACAACAGTAACACTTGCTATTAATACAACATATTCATATACAATGAATGCTGTTACTTATCAGAATCCTAGTCCAGAAAATGAACAAACAGTTGATTATTTTAAAGAACAATGGGAATTTACAAGCAACGGAACAATTGTTATACCTTCTTCAGGATCAAGCAACGTAGCTTTAGATGTAAGTGGAAAATCTTTGGCAAATGTTGCAAGCATTCAATTTGCAAACAATACAATTCAAGTTGGTGCTTCTGTACCTTTGGCTAATCTAAAGGTATTGGTTGCGGCATCATCCGACTTCAATGACTTTAAGACTAGAATCGCAGCATTATAAACTAAATTAAAAATATGAATACATTTGACAAAAACATGGAAAAATTATTTGATGTAACACCGGTAGAACAAGAAGTAAAACCTCTGTTACCGGTAGTTACTAAGAGTGAAGAAGGTCCAGATTTAAAAACAGACTTACAAGATGCCTACGAACAAACGAAGGACAATCTACAAGAGTTGATTGATAACGGCAAAGATGCAATGGAAGAACTAAGACACATTGCATCTGCTGGACAACATCCACGGGCATTTGAAGTCTATGCAACACTACTAAAGAATGTGGTTGATGCGAACAAAGAACTACTTGCGGTACAAAAACAAATGCGTACAATGGATGGTAAACAAAAAGAAGGTGATACCAAAATTGATAAAGCAATTTTCGTTGGTTCAACCGCTGAATTAAATAAACTTTTAAAAAGTAAAGAATGATTGATAATGTAGATTTAAAATTTGGTGAAGCGTACCGAGATAATCCATTACTTAAAAAGGCCGGTGTTAAGGTAGAATATACACAGGAACAAGTTGATGAATATATAAAA